CGTCTCACCATGACCTATACTGTGAAGTATAGGCAGAGTCATGGTGTTTTAGAGAGGCCTTACGACATGGTAGCACCCGTTTCCGATCTTGGCATAACGACTATATCCCGTAATGATGGTGCCGGTAATTATACTTTGTATGATTCCGTGCACCGTTATAAGCAGGTTAAGCCTTTTAGCCTCGTTCTGCCCTATTACCACTTCATCGGTCGCACTAACTATGCAATCGTTGGCGGTGGATTGGGCAGTCAGGGATGGGGAGCTAACGCGTTTCCACCATATTGGTCACCTAACTATACGAACGTCCGCAATCTCTCCTACGAGAAGTTGCGTGGTGCTCTATATAGTCAGGCCGCCTTAGGTGTTAACTTCGTTGAATGTAATCAGTCTATCAGCATGATTACCTCTTCACTTGCAAGCCTCAGTAAAGCGGCTCTTTCAGTTCGTCGCATGGATTTCGTTTCTGCGGCCCGGGAGCTTAGGATGAAAGTCCTTCCCCCCCGTGTCTCCAGAAAGAAATCCTTTGCGAATAACTGGCTTGAGTTTCACTTCGGTTGGCAACCCCTCATCAGCGACATTTATGACGCTGCTGAGGTGCTTAACAACCCCGTGAAAAGCTTTACTATTGAGAAGGCCACTAGTCGTGAGTACGTCTTGGTGCCCCCTACTATCTATGATAACTACGTTGCTTGGAATAAGTTTTATTCCATCAATGCTGTCGTCATGTGTAAGCAGGGCGCCCGAGTGCGTGCCATTACTAATGCCGGGCTTCACAGTCTTGAGCAGTGGGGTCTTATCAACCCTGCTTCTCTAGCCTGGGAAGTCGTTCCCTTCTCATTTGTCGTAGACTGGTTCGTGAATGTTGGAGATTTTCTCCGCTCTTTCTCGGACTTTGCTGGTATGACATTGGACAGTAGCTTCGCCACCAACTATTCTCGATCTCAGACTATGGGATGGTACGTGCATAAACCGCCGTACACGTCCTATGCTCCGCGATCTTGGAGAGTTGATTACGTCGTTACTGAACGCACCACCTCTCTGAGTGGTGTTGTTCTTGATGTCAAAAAGGTGAAGTTTCCATCTCTTTCTAGGGCTGTGACGGCAGCATCGCTGCTTACGCAAGTCCTTGGCAAGAAATAGTTACTTCTTTTTTAGGTCATTTTCCTTTCGGAGAACAACATGCCTTCTATGGCGAATATCACCGTCAAAAAGAACGACGGCACTACTGACATTGTCTTTGACGCCGTTACTGCAGCGGGTGCCGATGGCACCCCTGCTATGTGGCGTCAGGACACTGGCAATACCGCCGGTCTTCCTGTCGGCCTCCGGTCGTCCTTCAAGCTGTCCAGCAAATGGAACAGTCCTCGCACCGCACGTCAGGTGAGCTTTGAGCTCGTCCAGCCGTACGCTGTGCAGGACTCTACCACTACGCTCTACAGCGCGAAGGATCGTGTCGTCTGTACTGGCGTCATCACTCTGCCCCAAGGCATCCCTGCTACACAGCTCAATGAGGCTGTGGCGCAGTCGATGAACCTTCTTGCATCGGCTCTCACTAAGAGTTCCATGCAAGCTGGCTACGCTCCGGTTTAACCGTCTCGTAGCCAAGGAGTAGTTTGATGTCGTTGAACAGTTCTTCACGATACATCCTCAAATTTCTTGAGGATCTCGATACAGCCTTGTCTCTGTCGGTCGCTATACGCTTCCGGCATGGTGACATCGCTGGCATTCTATCAGTTAAGATAGATGCTCGATCCTATCTGAGTGCGGATCTATACCTTCTAGACGCGCAAGCTCTCGCTCTCTTTTCGAAGAGATCTGATCTTGCCGTCCCCGGTATAGATAAGCGTCTCGCCGCTCTAACTAAGTGGTGGGACGCTGAACGCTCTTGCTATCGGTCCAATAATCGTCTCTCTCAGTTCCATTATCCCGGAAATCCTCTGGATAATGACGATCTGAGAGTGCGTGAGTTTATCTCCCGCACTCGAAAAAAGATACGAGAATGGATCGGTGACAGACCGCCCTCCCTGGACTCAGTCCAAGGCAGGTTTGGTCCTGGATCTACTTATCGAGACCGGGGCCGTCTCACGACGGTTCCTGATAAAATGAGCTCGAAACCCACACTGACACCTGGCGCATTCTGGTATATCCTGCCTTTCCTTCAAACGAAGTGGGGCAGGGTGAGTCAGATGCGCGGGTCAGGTCTTGATTGGGTGAGGGGAAATCGTTTCCTCACCGTGCCTAAGAACGCTCTGACTGATCGCGCTATAGCGGTTGAACCCGCTATTAACGTTTTCTATCAGCTTGCTCTAGGCACATCCCTCCGTAATCGTTTAAAAGCGAATACTGGTTGGGATCTCTCTAACGCTGCTGATATCCACCGAAGGATCGCTCGTGAGAGCTCCTCCTCTGGTGAATACGCAACGATCGACCTGTCTAACGCTAGCGATTCCGTGTGTAAGGAGATTGTCAGTCTCCTTATGCCGCCTGCTTGGTACGAGGAGCTTAACGCTCTTCGTAGCCCATTCACTTACGTGGATGGCAAGTGGGTCCGTCTAGAGAAATTCTCTAGCATGGGGAACGGTTTCACTTTCGAGTTAGAAACACTGATTTTTGCCGC